ACATCAGCCCATGCAACACCGTTTGTTGCGGTAGAGTCTGCTTGCAAGTATTTACCATTAGCGCCTACAGGTAATCTTGTTTCAGAGTCTACCGTATTGTAAACAAGCAAGTCACCTTTGGTAGTAAGGCGGTCAGGAGCCAAAACACTTACAGGCTGCCATTCATTAGATGAAGTAGAAAATTTTAGGTACTGGTCGTTGCTGGGAGAGTTAGATGATATTGCATTACCTTGTATTTTTGTGACAGTAAATGCACCAGCATTTGTCATAGATACATCACTGGAAGGAGCGGCGGCTGTAAATCCAGTACCATCACCAATTAGGATTTCTCCATTGCCTACAGCCTTGTCTGAAGCAACACCGCTAGAATTTGCATCTCGTACTTTAACTGTGTTAGCGGCCATGTTAGCCAATTCAGCATTAGCAACACCCTGATCTTTAATAGTTACCGCACCAGAAGATACAGTAAAGTTATCAGTAGAAAATGATGCTACACCTTTATTTGACGATGTGGCTTCTTCTGCCGCGATTGTAAGTGTCGTACCTGTCGCTGAAGTATCAATACCTTCGCCACCAGTAACAGTAAGACTTTCTGAATCAAGATCAACGTCGATGTTGCCGCCATCAGAAATAAGATCCAAATCCTGCGCTGTAACTTGGGAATCAACATACGCCTTGATCGACTGTTGAGTAGCAAGTTTAACATTCGAATTGGAGGACATATCATCTTCATCTTTAATCCCTGTTACCGTGGCNCCATCACCTGCTACATTAAGAGTGACTAAACTTACCAGTAGATGCTGAAGTTGCTCCTATAGTAGTTCCGTCAATAGTTCCTGCATCAACATCTACACTGTTACTTGTTTCTGGATTAACAGCCAAAGTAATCCACGCATCGTTTGCCTGATTCCTAATCTTTAATAGATTGTTTGTAGTATCTAACCACACCATGCCCATAGACTGAGCCGCACTACCACTTATAGTAGGTGCAGATGACTTTGCTATAATAATCTGAACTGCCTGCTCCGGGCCGGAATCATTTGTTCCTGCTGGAAATGTCTTCTTTAAAACATTTTTTAAAAGTCTAAGATGATCGTCGCCTTCACTAACATTGTCACTTGATAGCGGATTTGCACTGTTTAAATTACTTATAAAGTTTCCGGTTTCTATACCCATAATTTATACCTTAATAATATCCAGATGTATTCATTACTCTTAACTCTGAGCCGGAATGTCTATCTTTATCATCTTGCTCTTGCAAGTCTGATAACGCTTGCCTTAATCCTCTTTCCCAAACAGGAATACGTTGATCGTTGTTTAAGAATGGTTCTGCTTGTAATAGTGTTCCATATAAATATACATCAGCGGCGTTTAGTATTACCCAATTAGTTGTAGTGCTGTCACTAAGGCTATCAAACTTTTTATAGTAAGTTATTACATAGTCATACGCAGAGTCAGGAGTTGGCCCAAAAAAGATTTTATCACCAATAATAGTGTAAGAATGTGGCTTACCGCTAGAACTTCCAGCCCAAACTCTATACATCATTTTCAGGTGTTAAATATTGCAAAGGAGTTATTGGGCTAGTGTTTAAATGTATCTGCCTCATCTGTACATAACCAGTAGGCAAGTCATAAGACTTAGTACCTCCTGTAGTTGATGCAGTTACAGTAGTCTCCATAGGTCTAATACGCAATATCCTATTGAATATAGCCTCATTTAAAGCAATAAACTCTGGTATCCTTGCGGATAAATCATCTCTATCTAGCCAGTTTGCAACTGCTGTCTGAAGAGTAGAGTACGAATTAATAGCCATTAACTATTTTTGCTCTTAAACCAAACGGCGTTATTAATAATAGGTAACTGATTGTTACCAGAAAATGTAGGTTGATATAACCACATATTAAATCCTCGTTGGTGTAGTCCTGAAGTGTTTGTTATCAGGATCGTTTAAGTATTTTGCTAGTAATTTATCATCTTTTTTAATAGCATTATTTGTTTTTTTGCACCACATTTCCCAAACATTCATTGGAATAGATGCNGCTACATATTCATTACCTAACTTTCCATAAGTTAGTTTATCACCAAAGTTATTATAGTTTAATTTATTTCTTTCTATAATAGGTTGTACATCTTGGTAAGTATTTATAGTTGCTGTACCATCACTATTAATATCTAGTTTCCACGGCCTAGCAGTGGGGTTGTCGTAGTTCCATCCAGAAGAATTCATAACGGCATAAGACTCCTATCACCAGCAATTTTCTTAAACTTTTCATGCACCTTATTGTGTGCTTCTTTTTGGTTTATAGGTTTCTTTTCTACCCTTGTAACTTTTGTTTTGCTTGCCGCTTTTTTAATGTCTTTTTTAATTCCCATTACTGTTCTCTCTCGGTACCAAAAAGTTAAAATCCATTTCTCTCCGTCACCCGGAGGTAGCCCCATATGTAATGACGCAGGGTGTACTATTTTGTTTTCGTCAAGATTGCCAAACATAAGAACTCGACCTTGTACTGCTTGTATTGCTAATCCTAATACAGGAAAAACTGTGCCACCACCATCGCTTACATCGTTTAAATAAGCAATCATAGTGACACAGCGATTCCCACCTTCTTTTATCTTTGAAGATTCTGGCATCTCTTCTATTTCATCTAGAAGAAAACCATCATAATGAGGCTTATACTCCTGACCTGGAAGATACCTTTGAATACTAACAGGCTCTAAACGATCAGGAGATAAACCACACATACCGGAAAACGCTTCAATAACACCATCTAATACTTTGTTGTCACCGTATTCTAAAATATACCCTCGCTAGTTCTAGCATCATCTTGGATATATTCTCCGTCACGATTTATAAAATTTGGTTTAAGCCCTTTGTTATTAGCAAAACCAATTATGTGTTCACATAAATCAGGTGAAAGCACATTATCTTCTACAACTATACTAGGAGTGTTATTGTATTTTATCATTAAGCGTCTTTAATTCCGATAAGAGCCGCATTTGCCAAACCATTCTTGGCACGAAGACCGTATTCAGCAATCATCAACTGCTTCATGCTGTCACCAGTCTTAGCCAGAGTTTCGGTCTGGAACGGACGTAGATAGTCAATTGACCAGAAATCATAGTCAAAGAAATACAACTGGTTAGGCAGACATAGACGGCTGGGAACAACCTTTAGCGTACCAAAGTCAGTTACCAAAACATCAATGGCGTTGACTGCGGTAGCCGGAACTGCACCCGGAGCGTCTTTCTGCAAATCAGCAATAACAGAACCACCAAGAGCGCTAATCTTCTGTTTAAGAGTAGCATCACACATAATCTCAGTAGGNTCTCCACCCTNCGTAAACACACGTTGCATAGCAAGGTTAATCATAGCCATCGTCAAAACTGCATCCGAACCAGATGGACTTGCGACAGACGTACCATTAGGATAACCAGCAGTAGGCGAACCCTGATTAACAATACCAACAACAGGAGATGCGGAACCATCAATGATGTTAGACGTTCCTGCGGCGGCAGTACCTAGCCACGCCATCACAGCCGCTGTTTTACGAGCAGTACCAGTAGCNCCAGCAACAGCAAGGTCTTCAGAGAGCATCATTTTTTCCATGTCTCTTTTTATTTCCTTTGCGCGCTTAGCCAACTGGTAAGCCTGAGATGAGCGCCTGCCTGCAAAATCTACCGCTTCCGCTGTGCCACTCGTCTGAACGGCTTTGTACGAAATCTGACAGTAGTTCTGCAAACGTCGAGGCTCANCAACNGCAAGGGCGTTCATACTATCATCTCCCTCTAGTTGCTGGTTCGCGGCGGCGGCAGTTAGAGAATCAGTTTGCCACTCAAACAAGGTATTGTCAGCCGACCCTTTGCCTACGCCAGACAAAAACGGCGTATCCATTGGGCTAATATTATAAATGATATTACTCAGGTCTTCACGGATACCAATAGCACCGTAAGTCGTCCGAGTATTTGTTGCGATTGCCATAAAATGACTCCTTTGTTATTATAGTTCTACGAAATCTTCAAACAGACTTGCGGCATCTTCTGCTCTTCCGGTCTGCTGTAGACGTTTCATTTGTTTGGTACGCTTTGCTTTATCAGCATCAACCTTTCCTGCTTTAGCCTTTCCACGAATCACTTTAGGTTTGTTCTTAACTTTCTTAGACCTTACAGTGTTTTGTTTCTTTTGCATATCTTCATATGCTTTGGCTTGCATTAGTACAAGGATTGATCTGTGATCGACAAGTTGACTTAACTCTTCCTGTGTGTATCCCTTAGTAATTGCAAACTCCGATACTGCCTTGGCTATTGCCTGACGTTTATCGTCTTCTGCCCACTGAGGTATAATACTCACCATCTTTTGATGCTCTTGCTGAACAATGCGTTGATGTTCTTTCTGAGCCTCTGCTTGCGATTCCTCTTGGGCGTTTAGTCCTCGTGCCTCGTTGTTAGAGACTGAATCTGATCCTGAGCCTGACGGTAATCATNACGCTTNGTTAGGTATTCTTCTCTATCCTCGACTTTAAGCCTTTCCCAATCAACATTCTGGAATTGTGCTAGATGTGAATAGTTAGTTTCAATTGCTTGCGCGACAGCGCTAACGTACTGTTCTCTGGCTTGCTGAGTCTGAGCAATTTCGCTCTCATAGTTCTGTACTGCCTGATCTATTTTGTTTCGATATTCTGCAAGTTGCTGAGTTTTCCTTGTGTAATCCGCTTGTCGGGAGTAGCCTTTGACGAGTTCTTCTTCCGTGACTTCATGTTCTTCTCCGTCTACTGTTACAGTATAGAGAAGCGTCTCTTCCGAGTCGTCTTCAACTTCTTCTTCATCGGATTCCTCAGATTCATCATCCTCAGAAATTTCATCGGCTTCTTCAACCTCTTCTTCAACTTCATCTGATGTTTCCTCTAAAGCGTCTTCAGTTGTTTCTTCAGACGGCGGTGCTTGCTCTTCCTCTTCCGGTTTCTCTAACGAGTCCATGAGTCCGAGTATAGACGCCTTGGGGCTTCGGATATACTACCGGGTGCTTCANGTAGTTCACCTGCTAGTTGTGGGGCTGTTTGCGTATCCACCATAATAATCTCCTACAGTTGGTATTCCTTTAGTTTCTTCGCCATATCTCCTGTTTCAACAATAGAAGTTATATGTAAACGTATCCGCTCAAGGAGTCTTAATGACAACCAGATTTGTTCTCTGGCNTCTAGTTCACTGACTCCTGAAGAATGCCAAGAGTTCAGTAAATTCTTTTCTAGTGTTTCAAATGCTTCGTTAAATAGTTTATCAGTGAGGAGGCGTTTAGCGTGTTCCTCTCTTAGTTCGTTGCTCATATTTATCCTATAGCAATTGGTCTTTTCTGTTCTGCTTCAAGTTGTAATTCGGCGCTCTTTAGTTGAGCCTCGACNGCCGCTTCTGCGGCATCCTGCTGAAGTCTCTGCTGTTTCAACTGTATATCAGCCGCTTTAATTTGAAGTTCCTGTTGTTTAATCTGCATCTCCATCTGCTTTTCTTGTTCTGCCGGATCAGGTTGTGGAGGAACCATCTCTGGGTTAGTCAAGAAATCATCTACATTCTGGAAGCCCATGTTCTTTATAAGTGCGGCTCCCATATTGTAAAGATTCTTTTCATTAACAATGTTAAGTCCACCACGCATTGCATCACCAGCAAACTGCATCATGGTAGTCAGGTGCATCAACTGTTGATCACGATTACCGTTACCAATACCTACGGCAACTGTGCAGTCCATTTTGTCACGCCACATATCAGGACGGACAGGAACCCACTTGTTGCGTAGTTTGACTACACGCTCATGGTCTTGATTCTTAAGGACAAGTTCGTAAATACAACGCATCAAATCTCTTACACCAGTTTCGGCAAAGCATCTTGCTATTAACTCTACTCTGGATTGAGCGGCTGTCATTGTAGCGTTTACTGCTGTGGCCGTAGTGTGAGAGGTTAGCGCATTGTCATTAAGACCTTGACTGTATTTGTTTACTCCGCTTCGTGACTCTCTTTGTTCGTCTAGGTAACCTAGCATCTGGAATGAGGAAGGCTCAAGTTGTGGAGTTGCTAATGGCATAATAGCGTTGGGTGACTTAACTCGCACCACACCGCCCGGACGTTGGGATAGCAAATCATCCAGATTCGCTTGGCCTTCAAGAACTGCGTACCTACCAAAGTTCTGGTTGTACATATTGTCCATGAGATTCCGCATCAACGTACTCTTAATGAGTTGTAAGTCCATGATAAGGTCTGCAATAGATAGACCAAAGAACTTATGAGTAATCTTTACTGGAGTAATACTGACGAATGGAATCTTGTCAATAGGATCATTGGCTAATA